CAGCCACGCCTGAGCGCCTCGATGGCAAAGGGCTGGGGCAGATGTTCGAAGACATGGTGATGGGCCCTACGGTGGCTGAATTGACCGCTCAGGGGTTCCTATCCCATGCCGTGGTCTATGCGCCGAGTGCGCCGAATCTGGACGGTGTCGGCACCCGCATGGGCGACTACGTGCAGAAGCAGCTTGAGGAGGCGATGGTTAAGACCGTCATCACCGGCAGCGCGGTCAAGCACTACGGGAAGTATGCGCCGGGCAAGAAGGCTATCGCGTTCTGCGTGAGCGTGAGGCACGCCAAGGATGTGGCTGCAGAATTCCGGGAAGCAGGATTCACCGCGAGCCACATCGACGGGGGCATGAAAGAAGAGGAACGCGACGGCGTCCTGAAGGCGTTCGAGGAAGGCCGGGTGCAGGTGCTGACCAGCTGCGATCTGGTGAGCGAGGGCTTCGATCTGCCAGCGGTGGAGGTGGCAATCCTGCTGCGCCCGACGAAGTCTCTGGGCCTATACCTGCAGCAGTGCGGGCGCGCGATCAGGCCGCACCCTGACAAGGAGAAGACCATCATCCTCGATCACGCCGGCAACACGGCGCGGCACGGGTTCATCGACGACGACCGCGAGTGGACGCTGGCCGATGGGTTCGTTCAGGGGCGTGGCAAGGGCGACAAGGCGGAGACGGTGCGGACATGCACTGCCTGCTTCGCCATGCACAAGCCGAGCCCGACCTGCCCAGTGTGTGGTTACGTCTATCCGGTCAAGCCGCGCGTTGTGAAGCACGTCGATGGCGATCTGGTGATGATGGCCCGCGAGGGTGAACAGGACATCACGACCGACGAGGGCATGCTCCAGAACAAGTTCAAGGTACTGATCAGCGTCGGGCGCAAGCGTGGATATAAGAACCCAACGCTCTGGGCATACAATGTCATCTGCGGTCAGGAGGCCGCGCGGATTGCGAAGAAAGTGGGAACACGAAACATTCCGACCACGAATGGGCTTACTCAGGAAGAGAGGGTATCGATATGGAAGACGATAAATGGGACGGGTCAGAGCGCGACACGGTATTGATTCCTCTGTCGCTGATACACGCGCTGTCAGTTGGTCTGCTGAGGGCATTGGATGAATGGCAGGAGGAGCGCGGTATCGATGGGATACATGCGGACAGGTGTCTCGTTGCAATGGCTGCCGCTGTCAGTGCCGCGATGGAATCGCTGACCATCGAGAACGAAGGGATGACGATCCAGTGAAGGAGGCCGTTCTCCAGCAGGAGATTCGCCTCGCTCTGGGCCAGCGCCAAGACATCATGATGTTCCGCATCAACGTGGGCAAGTTCCGACCGCTGGACGGTGGGCCCCGCGTTATCCAGTCGGCGCCGGAGGGAACGCCCGATCTACTGGGGGTCATCTCCCCCGGGCGCGCGTTCGCAATCGAGGTCAAGGCCCCGCGCGGCACACAGCGCACCGTGCAGATTGCATGGCAGGCTGCGTGGGAAAAACGTGGCGGAATCTACATCTTAGCCCGCTCTCTCGACGATGTTTACAGGGGGCTTGACATAAATCCGTAGACAGCCGTATGCTACAAGCCTTACAACAACAATACCGGAGGTATACATGGTAGCAGTATCTGTGCGTGACCAGATTCACTGGCACGAGTTGAGATCAAAACACATCGGCGCAAGCGAAGTCGCCGCGCTCTTCGACATGTCCCCGTTCACGACGCTCTGGCAGTTGTGGATGGAGAAGTCTGGCAAGCTGCCGCCCGAAGATCTCTCGGGCAACAAGTTCATTCAGGCAGGCACCTTCCTTGAAAGCGGCATCGCTAACTGGGCGGCGCACCGTTGGGACATGAAGATCGATAAGGTCGTCGATTACTTCACGGCGGATGACTGCCCCGGCATGGGCGCATCGCTGGACTTCCAGACGGACGGTGGCCACCCGGTCGAGATCAAGTGGTCGGCCTACGGTGACGGCTGGGAATACGAAGGTGAGACGATCACCTGCGCTCCCGACAATTACGTCCTGCAGGTTCAGCATCAGATGGCATGCACTGGTGCTGAGTATGGCTGGCTGATTGCGCTGCTGCGGAACGAGCCACGCCGCATGAAGATCCCTCGCAGCGAGGAGATAATTTCCAAAATTAAATCCGAGGTCGCGAATTTCTGGGGCAGCATCCGGGCAGGCCAAGAGCCCCCCGTAGACTTCGACAAGGACGGGGACGCCGTTGTGCGCCTGCTGGACTTCGTGCCCATGTCTGAGGTGACGCTCAACACGGAGCATGCCCACCTGTTCCAGACGTATCTGGAGAACGCTGCGGTTGAGAAGGAGGCCAAGGCCAAGAAGGAGGCAGCGAAGACCGAGCTTCTGACCCTCAGCATCGAGGAGATGAAGAAGATGAACACGTCGCAGGAGAAGGCCGTCGTCAAGTGCGGTGACCACAAGCTGTCGATCAGCACCGTGAAGGCGTCGGTCGGCACGGAGATCACGGAGCAGATGATCGGCGAGTTCTACGGCGCCCGTTCTGGCTACAAGAAAGTAACGGTGTCTAAATGATAAGGTACACTACGATTAGAAAAGACAGCGTGATGATGCGGGTCGACCGTATGTTGCTGGCACAGCTTCGCTCACTGGCTGGGCGTCATCCACTGAAACCCACCCTGCGCGCCACGGTCGAGCGCGCCATCGAACTCATGATTGAAGATCTTGAAGAGGAATTGAGCAATGCAAACAAGTAACCTTCCCGCCAAGCCGATGGATCGGTTCAAGCAGGAACTCGCCATGCGCGAGAGCCACCTGCGCAGCCTGCTCCCGCAGTCCATGACCGTCGATAAGTTCCAAGGCATCGTCGTGGCCGCCGTGGCGGACAACATGGATCTGCTGGAGTGTGATCGCGGCTCACTCCTGAAGGCGTGCCTGAGCGCCGCAGAACTGGGCCTGAGCCTCAACAAGAGCATGGGTGAGGCAGACATCCTGAAGGTGTGGGACAACCGCCTGAGGAAGAACGTGGCGCAATTCCGGCCCCGCTATAAGGGCCTGATGAAGCTGGCCATGCAGTCGGGTGAAGTGCTGAAGATCGAGAGCCGGCTGGTCCACGAGAACGATACGTTCGAGGTGGAAGAAGGGCTCGACGCTCGCATCATCCACAAACACGGCCTGTCCAATCGCGGCGAGATGATCGGCGCTTACTGCGTGTGGAAGCTGAAGAACGGCGAGATGCAGTTCGAAGTGATGAGCAAGGAACAGATCCTTGCCATCCGTGACCGTTCATCGGCCAAGACCAAGGACGGCAACATGGTCGGCCCGTGGAAGACGGATGAAGCCGAGATGTGGCGCAAGACCGTGGTTCGCCGGGCCAGCAAGTATATGCCGCTCTCGACCGAAGCGCAGCGCGCCGTGGCCGTGGACAATCAGGCGGAAGGCGTGATCGAAGCTGACGAGCAAGCCGGCAGCGACGTCGATATCGCAGGCTTCGACATCACGGACTTCGATGAGACCCCGGTCGCGGAAGTGCAGGTGCAGAGCCTCGAAGAGAAGCTGGCAGCCAAGGCAACGGCAGCACCGCGCCAGAAGAAGGAGCTCCACATCGATGTTCTGGAGCCTCAGGAAGAAGGCGACATGGTCGATTGGGATGGCTGGTGCGAAGCCGCATGCGACATCGTTACGAAGCTGACACCGCAAGAACGCGGCGAGTGGCGGGAACTGCACAACGGCTATCTCGACGAAGCCGAACTGATGGCTCCGCGCGGCGCCTTGAAGCTGCGCAAACTGTTTAACTGAGGAGAGAAGACATGGCTAAGAAATACGATCTGGTCGTCAAGGTTGGCGAATACACTGACGGCCAAGGCCAGACCAAGGGTCGCTTCAAGAACGTCGGCGTCGTGATGGACGGGAAGAACGGTCCCTACATCCTGCTCGACCGCACGTTCAATCCGGCTGGCGTCGGCGGCAACGATAGCCGCGAGAGCATCATCATCTCGATGTATGAGCCAAAGCAGGAAGGTGCTCAGCCCACCCAGCAGCGGTCGGGAGCGCCCTCGCATCGCCCCGCTCCGGCCCCGCTGGACGACGACGTCCCGTTCTGAATGATGAAGCAGGCGGCCTTAACGGGTCGCCTGCTCCACCTGATTATAGACTCGGTTGAAACGCACGAACTCCCCGTCGATCCGCTCCCGAAGAACCTCAAGGCGCTCCGCCTTCGTGCCCTCATCCATGTCCAGATTCTGAATGCGCTTACGCTCTTCGTTCAGCTTCTTAACCGCCGAGCGCGTCGAGGTTAGGGCCGACTGGATCCGGGGGCTAGTTTCGGTCGGAAACTTTTCAATCAGCGCCCGACGCTCAGCCCCGGTCGAATCCTTCAGCTGTTGATTTACAACGCGCGCCTTCTCCTCGCGCTCGTAATACTCACCGACGTTCCTGCCCTTGCCCGGTTGACCGACAAGGCGCCGGACCACAGGGGCCGCCACAGCGTCGCCTTCGCTTCCCGTCCGGTAGAGAGACTTGGCGAGGTTGGTCACGCCGCCAAGGGAGAACTCTAGGAGATACTCGAAGCTCTCGGCGGGCACGTTCAGGCCGCCCTTAACCTTGCCCTCGCCGCCGGTTATGTCGTTCAGGAACTGAGAGAATTCCTTGTAGCCTTCGGGCGTATTGTATCGAGCCACAGAGGCGTATGACTGCCCTTTGTCGAACGGCTCGTTGTAGATCGGCTTGCCCATGAAGTTCTCATTCAAGGCGAGTTCGGTCAACGGCTTAAACACAGTTGGCGTTACCGCCCGGGCAACGGAGCTTGTGGCATTGCCGGCACTGAACTGCACTGGAGAGAAGTTCCCGAGCGCAGCGGTCACGATATCGATCCCAGCGGCGCCAAGGTCGTCACCGCGGCGGGCCGCGTCCATTGTCCGGGTGGCCAGATACGGGAAGAAGCCGAAGCCATAGGGCATCGGGATCTTCACGTAGGTCTTACCGTCGACGGGGTTCATAATGATAAGGTTGCGCTCTTTCTCGTAGTCCGGGATCTTATCCCAGAAGAGTTTGCCGTCATCGTCTTCGTCGGACATCGCCGCGTTGGCAGCCGCGAGTGTGGCAGCCGTGGCCATCATACCAAGCAGCGCCGCCTGAGTGCTCGACAGCTTGCCGGTCTTGAACGGGTTGTTCGACAGCGCCCGCGCCGTGCGGACGCTACCCTGAACCCCTGCATTGAAGAAGGCGTAAAGCGCATTAAGCAGGGCGCCAGCCTCGCCGCGCCGGTTGAAATCCACGGTCGCCTCACGGGAAAGCATGGCCGCCTGTTCGCGGCTCATGTTGAGTTCGAGCGCGGCACGGTAAGCGGCGAAGCGGATACCGTTCTCGAAGATGGCGTTGGTGTTTTCCAGAGCCCCGACCATAGCGCGGAAGCTCTTACTCGTGGGCTTCCACAGAGCGTCAATGGTCTGCTTGGCGCCCTTGGCATCCTTGATGTCCTTCAGCCTTTCGTCGAGCGTCTTCAGATCATCCTGAATGCGGGCGGCAGCCTCTTGCGGAGTCTCACGCTGTGCCCACGACACTGATCCACCGTCCAGTTTGAACTGCTCATACTGCTTGCGCAGGTTGGGATCCCCGCCTGCGCGGCCATACTCGAAAGCCGCGATAGTGCGGAACGCCTTCCTGTCCCTCACGAACTTTCTGAAAGCCTTGGACAGCCCCGGAGCATCAGCTGCAAGGTTCAGCGCCGCAGACTGCAGATCGCGGAAGATGTTAGGCACAAAGAAGTCCGGGTTCGCCGTGGTGAACGAGCGCGACAGCAGGCGCGTCACCTTGTTTGAGAACTCTAGGAACGCATTCATCTGCGTCGGGTTCAGGTTCTTCGCTGCCTTCGCAAGCAGGGGATCGTTGATACGCACATAGAACGTGTCGCCCCCGCGCTTCACGATCATGAAGTTCGGATCGAAAGGCGATGGACGCTGAGGGTTCCCGTTCTTGTCGCGCGGAGGATTGCGGTCACTGAAGACGCGCCATTCATTGGACGGATTGCCGATGAAGAAATCCATCATCTTCTGGCCGACGCGATTGCGCTCGCCGCGAATGATGCGAGCGCCAACGTCAGAGACGAACGTGCCATACGGGGAGAAGGGCAAAGTCTTGCGACCGCGACGCTGACGCCACTCGTTCTTGGTGATGGAGAAGCCAGCGCCGCCGGACATCATCTGCTCATAAGCATCCCCCTGATCGTCCATCAGAGCGAAGTCGGCGTCAGAGAGGGATTGCCCCGGTTTGGTGGCACCCTTTACCGGAACATAATGAGGGATTGCCTTGAACATTTCGTCGGCAATCTTGCGGGACTTCACGCCGCGGGCGACGTCGTTATCCAGCGTCCACTTCACGGAGTCCCGATGAACCTTGGCAATGTCTTTCCAAGCCTGCCCCTTGGTCCCGTTCTCCAACTGATCCGTTTCTTCAAAGGCGTCCTTGTTGGAAATGCCAGACGCGGACAGCAGCGGCGACCCCGTCTTTTGATATTCAGCGAGGATGGCCGCATCAATCGCCGGGTCAGGGTGTGACCAGCGCGGCTGATCCGGGGTCCAGTCCCGCTCACGCTGGTTCATGTCGAAGTTTGGATTCGTGCCATTGACCTTGACCATGAGGGTCGGGTCGCCGTCCTTCTTCCTGACAAGACGACCGATTTCCCGCATCTCGAAGTCGGCATTTATCTCCGGGGCTGCCTTTGAATAGAGATACAGGTCGATGTCGTTCATCCCGAAGCCGGCCTCGCGGGCGATCTCCTTGATCTTCTTACCGAAGTCCCGCTCGAACTTCTGCATCAGTTCGCCGGCACGGCTGTCGAACTTACGTGCAGCCTCGTAGAAACCCTCGAAGCCAGCGGCCAGTTGGCCTAGGCTCTGCACAACGCGCAGGCGCTCGAAGCGGTCGACCAGTTTGCGAGAGTAGCGTTGAGCGCGCGTTTCTTTTGGCAGCGCGAGGCCGGGCTGCGGCGCCGATGGAGGCTGCTGCGGCGGAGGCGGAGGCGTTGGGGTTTTTGGCGGCGGGGGCGGCGCGGGCGGAGGCGTCGGAGGTTTTGGCGCAGGGGGCTGTTGCGGCGGCGGAGGCGAGGGAGGCGCCGGGGGCTGCTGCGGAGGTGTTGGCGGTGCGGGCGGAGGCGTCGGGGGCTGCTGCGGAGGGGGCGTTCCAACACCAACACCGGGCGCCCCAAGGACGCGCGCCGCACCAGTGGTCACATCGGCAACGTCTTGCTGACCTTCAGGAATAACCCTGTCGGAAATTTCAATCAGTCGAGCCAGCGCATTCTGGTCCTTGGGCCCAACACCGAGCAGCTTGCCGATGTAGCGCACAAAGTCGGTGAACGCATTACCCGTCTTGGTCGGGATGGTCTTCAGATAGTTCTGGAAGTTGCTATCAGTCAGGCCCCATGCGAGAATCTCGTTGGGGTCTTGACGATAAATCCTGTACTTCTTACTCCATCCGAGCGTTCCTGCTTTCTCGTCTTCACGCATTCTCTTTGCGATTACTTTAGACAGAGATTTTAAATCTTCAACCGCCTTGCTTATATTGGAATCAGGCGGAAGCCTATCCTGATACGTGATGCCAAGAGCGGTCACAGCATGAATAAGTTCATGCGCCAGAAACCGCTCAGAGACACCGGGGTTCTTAAAATCCATACCACCAACAACGACACTCATAGATGTGTTCGATGGACTCCATGCAGCTACGCCGCTCCAAGTTGGATTAAGATAGACTCCGGGAACACCCTCCTTGTTCTTAGTCGCAACGCCAATGCCGAGCCGTATCCCGGCCTTCTCGAACTCATCCAAAATGTTTGCAACGCGCGGCATGATGGTGCGAGTGGTGTCGAGGACCGCAGTCTTACCCAATTGGCGAGCCACCTGCGGCATCGTCTTGCCGCCGATCATCTTCTGAATTTTGGCAGTCGCAGTCTCTGCAGCGGCGAACTGCTCAGGCGTAATCGGCCCGACGTCATCAATCGGAGTGGCGGATATAGCCCCACTCGGAGGTGTTATATTAATTGGACCGGACGGCGTCTCGACAGACGAAGGCGCAACGGCAGCGCGCGCGGCAGGCGCAGATACAACCGGAATAGATTTGCCCTGAAAAAACGCCTCAGTGAAGTTATCCGACGACGCGCGCCCGCCTTCGCTGACGAGGCTCGAACCAAAATCAAGAATCTTTCCGTCATTCAAAGATCTTGCCCGCTGGCCACCGCTACCAAAGACGTGAACCGGAACAGGTTGATCGCCATTGAGATCCCGAATTACCATCATGCGATGGCGACCGTCGTGACCGCTGACCTTGCCCGTCTCAAAATCTACATTTAAGAATGGGGAGCCTACAGGTTTCCCTGAAGAGATCTCCTTGGTGAGATAATCAAGGCTACTCTGCTTCGGCGCCTCCAGATCGGCGGCAAGTTCAAGAAACTTGGACGGCCTCATCATCGCTGTGAACCCTCTGTAGTCCACATTCTGATTAAAAGGCACCTGACCAATGCCGGATTCCTGATCGAACGTAACAACGCCAACCTGCGAACGCTTCTCTGTGTTATCGGGAGCCGGCGCAGCGGGAACCACAGGTGCGGGCTCAGTCTCCGCCGCCCGCGCAGATTCGCCACCCTGACGTCGAGCAAACTCAGCCTCGATCTCAGGCCCAAAGTTTGCCGCATACTGCTGCATCTCAAGATCGCCGGGCGTGTCACCGCGACCTTCGCCAGCAAGATAACGCTCAACGTAAGACTGAGGCGTCAACCCGGCAGGCGTTTCAACCGGCGGCGTAGGCGTTCTCCGCGTCGCATCCCACTCCTCACGGGGGACGTACCGAATGCTGCCATCCGGGCTTTCAATGATTACCAGATCATCTTCAATGATGACGGTATCTTCAGGGCCTGCGATAACAGGGGTGGGGCTGGGGCCAGCCGTAGGCTCGGTAGGAGTGCCGAAAGGCGTAACCGGGACGCCGGGCTCAGGCTCAGGCTCTCCAGTCGGCGGCGACGGCTCTGCTCCCGGCTCAGCTTCCGGCCCACGCAGGCCACTGATGCCGCCAGCCCCAGCGCCCATCGTCCCGCCAAGGATCAGACCAGCAGCCGCGCGACCACCGAGACCCTCCGTCAGAGCGACGTTCGGATCGATGGCCTGAGCGCCAACATTCTCGGCAACGCCCTGACCAGTTTCCTGAACCAGTTCGGTGCCACCTTCACGGATCGCGCCTTCAGCGCCGCCGCGAACAACACCACGACGCACACCGCCAGTCAGCAGCGCGGCTTCAAGGCCAAGCGGACCAGTGGCGGCTGCAATCGGAGCGGCAATGGCGGCAGCGCGGCGGGCGGCGGAAATGGCAGCCGCTTCCAGCGCCTCCTCCGGCGTTGACCCAGCGGCAATCGCCTCGCGATAAGCAGTGGACTGTGCCACAGCCGAAGCCGGCATCTGCTTCACACGGTCATAGGTAGCCTGCGCCGCGTCGCCACCAACGATGGCAGCCTCACCAGTGGCAGCGCCCGCCAGAGCGCCACGCTTTGCTGCCTGCTGGCCAATCAGACGTCCAGCCAGAGCGCGACCGGCAAGGCCAGCACCGCCCGTGCCGATCATAGCCGGCGCCGTCTGTGCGATGCCTGCCGCCAGCGACAGGGGGTCGGTCAGTAGTTCTTTGGCCTGTTGCCCGAAGCCAGAGAGGAAGCCTTCCTTCCCGGCCTCTTCCACGCGCGCCGCCTGCTGGCGCTGACGCTCGCGGAATGCCTCTGTCTGGAGGCCCGCGCCAAACTCCTCAACGGCCTTGCCGGCGCGCGTGGAGATGTTGTCCATGTCGCCGGTAACAAGCCCGGTAAGCTGACCCGGAAGGGAAACGATCTGACCCGCACCGCGAACGAGCGCGCCGCCTACGTCGCGGATGACGGAGGTTTCACCCAGCCCGACCCGGCTGAGGAATTCATCTTCCGGGATGTCGCTGTAAAACTTGGTTCGCAAAGAATCCGCAAGCTGCCTATCGCTCAGATCGCTATACTGAGGATACTTCTTGCGGATTTCAGCGATGGTAGCCATGCCGGCACCCTACTATGTTTAGCGACGGATACCAAGCGGATCAGCCGTTATCGCCGTTCGGCTTGGGGCGCCCCTTCCCTGACCCGGAGCGGGAGCGGCAGGGGTGCCGTCTGGCAAAAGCATCGCGCCAGCGCCAGCCGGGGGGCGGCCAAACGTCTTCTCATAAACGCGACGCATGTCTTCTCTGCGCTTGAGAAGCGCCTTGTATTTTGCAAATTTAGCCGCGTCCATGCTGGCTTTAACACCCTTAGCCTGTTCGTAATCTGCGCTATACTCTTCGAGGGCCTCTCGCATTTTTTCGTCAGCCGCGATGAAGTTTTGCTCGGCGGTGTACTGCTGATTGGCAGTCATTTCGCGAGCCCGTTCACCGGCTCGGCTACCAAGCTCACCAATTTGAGCCTTTTTATAGGCCGTCTCCAGTGCAAATTCCGTAGGAGCATTGGCCGCCCTAAACTGAGCCAATTCGGCGTTCGCAAGAGCCGTATCAACCGTGGCCTGAGCAGTCTCCTCATCAACGCCAGCCCTCATCAGGGCAGCCTTACGGGCTATTGCTTGTGCTTGCAGCGTGTTCTGGGCATCAATTAAATTCGAAGCATCGGTGCGAGCCTTCTCGGAAAGCTCCAAACGCTTCAACGCCGCCTCATCACGCGCCTCACCAAGCGCTTCAACGCCTTCTTCATTGGCGCGACGGGCACTGCCATACTGCTGAAGCCCGGCCTGTAGACCCCGCGTCAGGGCTTCGCCAAAGCTCTCGCCTCGACGGCCCTGCGCCAGCGCGGCACCGCCAGCAATCAGCGCTTCAAACGGCGAGCGCGCTCTGGCTTCCTGAAGAAGCTCTTCGCGACGGCCAAGGCGTTCTTCTCTTTTCGCCAGTGCGGCCAGCATCTCTTCAGGAACGGCGGCATTCTCCTGAGCCAGTGCGCGCTGCTCCAAATCCTGAACAAGCTCTTGTTGCGCCCCCAGTCTCGCCCTATCGGCGGGGGAAATCGGCTGCTTGTTCGCAACGGCTTCGGCCATCGCCGCCTGCATTTGCGCAAGTCTCGCATTGGCGGTTTCAAGCATAGGGCGGAATTGCGACGGGCGCGGAGCCGGCCTCTGAGGCGCAGCCTGTTCCGGAGCAGGAGCCTCAGCCACCGGCTTCGGCGCAACCAACGGCACACCCTGCTGCACCGGGGCAGGCGTAGCAGGCGTAACCTCACGCGGCTGCGGGGCCACCACGCCAATCGCCGTACTGGGCGCACCAGCGCCACCTGACTCCGCAACTATCTGCTGCACAAGAGCTTCACGACTCAGGCCCTTGCTCTGCCCAGTCTTGATCAACTCTTCCGCGAGGGCTTGAGCCCGCCTGTAATCCATCACAGCCATCAGCGTACATCCTTCAGCCAGCCAAGCCCGTGCATCGGGTGCTTGATGTTGCGCTTACCGTTCTTGACGGGACGCTCAATCTCGCCGCCGTCCTTGAAGCCCTTCTTACCAAACCCGCCAAGCGCGCCAATCGTACCGGCAACCGTCGCCGCTGTGCCCAGAGCAGAGGCGAGACCAGACGTGCCCGGCTCAGTACGGATAGCCGTTCCAGACCCGGATGGCGACGGAGTCCCACCAATGCCAGCAAACTGCTGCACCTGAGTCAGCGGGAAATCGCGCTGACGCTGGAAGTCCTCATACGCCAGATCAGCCGATTTCTGACCCAGTTCCTGACGCTTCGCGCCGATGGATTCCAGACCGGTCAATTCGCGCAGGCGCTGGTTCTGGGCAGTCTCGCCCAGCTGCGAATACTGCTGGGCTCCTGTAAGCGCGCGGCTGGCCTCAGTGCCATACAGATCGGCGCCCGACTTATAGGCATCGGCCATCGCTTCCATCTGCTTGCTCAGCGCCTGAGACTGCGTATCACGAATCGCTCGTTGCGTAAATTCTGCGCTGCGTGAGCCTCCAAACGTGCCTCCACCAACAAACGTGCGATTAATCTGCGGCAGGATGTTTTCAGACAGGTTGCGGGCTGCCGTCGAGCCGATCCCAGAAATGACGCTCTGGATATATGGGTTCATGTAGCGACCAGCCACGCCCGGATCCGTGAACGAACCGGTGCCGCGATTGACCGCCTCCGTTGCAGCATTCACGTAGGGCTGATAGGAACCCATGCCCTGCTGGAATAGGTCAAAAGCCTGCTCCTGCTCAGGCTGGAACCCGGCGATTCGAGCCGCCTCATATCGCTGATACGGCTGAGACGTTGCGGCGCTGGCACGGCCAAGAAGGTCCTGAGCGTACTGGGTATACCACGCCGGCAGGATGGTCTGTGTCTGGGTAGTCTGCGTGGCCATTACACTGCACCTCCAACAGCCTTCAGCATATCTTCAATCCCACGCTGTGGCTTAGCAATCTTTTTCACGTCTTTGCGTCCCGCACCCTTACGCACCATTTGGCGCATCTTGTCGAGACGGCGGACACCTTCATCGGTTGAGCCATCGCCCAGATCAGCGACATCCTGCGCGCTCCAGACATACTCGCCGTCCGAGAGCCAAGCCGGGATCTTGTCGTCCTGACCGCTGCCGATACCCTTGACCTTCCCCGGACCCATGTGACCGCCGCCCTTCCGATAAGCGATAAGGTGGCTTACCATATCGTCGTCGACTTCGCCACCTTCGGCCATGCCGGTAGAAGCTGCCGCGTTAAAAGCAGGTTCCGCCGCCATCGCTTCTTGCAGGTTTTGTAGCATGGTCGGGTTGTTGAGCGCACCAAGAAGGCCGCCCGTTGATTGCATTATAGGCTCTGCTGAAAACCGAGAAGGAGCCGGGGCTGAGGCGGGACCTGTATTGAAAAACTGGAACTCGCCTTCCCTCTGCCCGTAGGTGAACGGATCGAAGGTCGCCACGTTGCGCGTTCTGCCAATGCCAGAGCCCGCGCCGGGAACAGTGTAGCCGGTGCCAAGATCCGGAGGGCCGCCGCCACCGCCGCCGCCGCCAACGGCGCCGGCCAATAGAGCCGCGCCCGTAAGACCCGTTTGAATCTTATCACCTGTGGTTGCGGGTTTTCCGCTGGCCCCTACCGTGTTGGCAATCGCGCCTAGGCCGGCTGCACCTAGAGCACCGGTAATGATTTTATCGATGATAGGACGTTTGCCGGTTACCGTATCTGTATCAATTTCTTCTTGAATGACTTTATTAAGATAGTCGAGATTACCCCCGGTTGGCGTTGCTGCTCCGGCGACGGGGGCAAGCGCCCCGCCGATATTGAGCGGCGACTGGGCGGTAACAACAATCGGCGCATCATCACCGGGCTGGTAATCGCTTTGCTGCGAGGTTTCCGCGTTGCTCACGTCGGGAGATTGAAACTGCGGGATGCTGCTGGGGTCGAATACAGCGGGGGCGAGGCTGGTCAAACCGCCGGTGATTGCGGAAGCCAGCGCAGGACTGACGGCGTTGCGCGCGCCTTGGACAAGGATTTCGCCCGCCACAGGTGCGGCCGCAAGAGTGCCAAGCGTGCTGCCCAGACCGGAAAGCGTGGGGGCCACAAACTTTGGAATAACGGTTCCGGGAACGTAGAAACCGGGGTTCACGGCGTTGCCCACAACAGAGTCTGTTCCTGATAATAGACCACTGAGACCTTCTTCAAGGCCAGTGCCTTTGAACACGCCTCTCGTAGCACCCGCAATCGCTGCGGCTTTTGCTGCGTCTTCTGCTGTGTATCCTGTCATTAGCTTGGAGGCACCTGACGCGGCGGCAGAGGCCGCCATTGCAGGTAGCAAACTGGCTCCTCCAGTAACAGCACCTACTGCAATTGGTAATCCGTAATTTACAATAGCCCCCATCAATCCTTTAGTACGCGGATCTGTCTCACCGAAAAGCTGCGTGCCGGGTTTGTAGTTCCCTTGCTGATCGGCCTGATACAACTGGAAACCGTAGGGCATATTGCCCTGCGCGTCGGCGAGCTTCTGTAGTTCCTCAACCGAAGAGGCGCGGCCCACGACATTCTCGCCGGAGGCATCGGTCAGCACATACTGCTGGCCGGGCTGAAAAACGACTGGCGCGTTCATTCGCCCCGGATCAAAGCGAACGACCTGCCCCGTGGTGCCTGCCGGGTTCGCTGGATCAAAAGCCGGAGCGAAATCAGTTACGCCGAGTACGCCGCCACTGCCAAGCGGGCCACCGCCGCCAGTATAGGTCGAGGCGACCTCAACGCCCTTCGCGGCCTGATCAGCAACGTATTTGTCAAAAGCGGCGTTGCGATTTGGATCAGACGCCGCCTGAATGCGCTGCTGCATCAGGGCGGCACTTGCCTGCAGTTCTGCAATTTCTTGCGGCGTGAGAGCCATCTTCTACGATCCCTGACTAATCACGTCGTTGAAACGCATCGCCCATTCGCGCCAATCGTCGAACTGATACGCATTGGGGACCCCAAGCCCGGCGAGAGACGCGATACTTGATAACCCAGAGGCCCACTGTTTCCAATCTCTTTCATCCATGAGCCGCACGGCAACGCCGAAATCCTCAATGGACGGAAACATGAAGTCCGCCCACTCCACCACGGTATCAACGATACGCGGGTCGATGGTAGTGGTGACAATCTTAGCCATTAGCTTTGATACCGCCCATCAGACGGCTCGATGTGAACAATGATCTGGCCCATCTGATAGTCGCCATTCACCGTGTTCGACGCAAAGCGGAAACGAAGCTCGCGGCGCTGCTCCTTGAAAAACACCTGCTGTTCATACTTCTCGGAGGCAACCGCCGGGAACGCGCGCAGCGGGCCCGCAATTTCAGGCGCCCGCGCGTTGATCCGGCCCGTGATCTGAACCGTCATCTCCCCAGCCTGCACGAAGTCAGGCTCCATCATCTCGACGTGGATTGCCCGGTTCTTCGGCGGATCCGAGATGATCAGCGCAATGTCGCCGGTCTCGAAGAAGCTCTCGACCGCATTTACGGACGGCCCATCGATCTCATCGACGCCAAATTCGTGGCGCCAAATCTTGTAAGTGATTGTGCCGTTGTCAACGACGCGCGTGTTGCCATCCTCTGTAATGCGGATGTCGCCAGCCTCCGTAATGCGAGTATCGGCAGGGGGCAGCGGAATCGGATCGACGCCAGCCAAGATCGGCGACGGGAACACCTGAGCATACAAGCCGGCAGAGCGCCCACTGTTTGGAAGCTGGGTGTCGTACCACGTATTTTCGCGGAAGTTATAGATCACCGCATGGGTGCATTCAGTGGCATCGCCGCGCGGGTAGCACCACCAGATTTCGCCGTAACGGGGGACTTTGTAGGCAAAGATCTTATTTGCGTTGTTCGTGTTTAAGCCGTCAAAAAAGTAGTTGATATTCATGTTGTTAGGCACTTCACGGACGACGCCGTTATACATCATGAACCGGTCACGACCGATCCAGAAGTAGATGCCATCGTATTCGATCACGCTGTTGACGGCGAGGATGCTGATCTGCGAGCTAATCGTGTCAAACGCAAACACGTCCGAGCCGCCAGTGTAGTAGCAACGGATCAGGCTATCGAGCGACCAGAAAAGCCCAGCCGGGTTCTGGCCACCGCCACGCAGCGGCAGGCCCTTGACGATCTTCGAGGCCGTGATGAATGCGTCGCCAGCGTCACCGCTCGTGAAATTCGTGGGGTCGTTCACGTCTGACCACTTCACGTAGCCATCGGACGAAAACATAAACAGATATGGATGCAGCACCACAATGCCGCCAGACACGCCCGCAGTTGGGATTGGCGTCAGGATGGCGGTGCCGTATGCGTCTCCGATATAGGCAACGTAGTTTGCGTCGCTGGTGATGTCCATCAGGGTGTCCGAGGCATGGGCAATGATGACGTTGCCCCCGCCCCCGCCATCGAACATGGCGTCGAACATCCAGTTGTAGTTAAAGTTCTCGACAAACGTCACTGGCGTCCGGTCGACGGGCGCAGAGGTGTTGCCGTTGACGTCAATCGTGAACCGTTGGACGCCGTATTGATGTCCGATGTGCGTGTAGGCGAAATTGTTTAGGCCCAGAGTGTGAATCTGCCGGACGATGCCAGACGAGTAATTGCTGATCTGCCTGTAGCCGCCGATCTTGCGCGGCAGCCCGCGCTGAAACCGCACCCACTGCCCGTCGACGTAGAAGTTCCCTTCGAACCTCGTGCCGTCGCGCTTGATGCCGGCCTCCGATCTGACGTTGACGGGGACGAGCATTAAAAGGAACCACCGTCGACTGTGCCCGATGGTGCAGGACCAAGCGCGGCCCAGACGTTGCTGGGCGCGCCTGCTGTAAACACGGTAATGCCCAGAGAGGAGCCGCCGAGATTGACCAAGGCTCCGTTTGCCGTCGTAGAGCCGGTGCCGCCCTGAGAAACTAACAGCGGGACGCCAAGGCCGCCCGTGTCAGCCGCAATGACATTGGTGCCGTCGCAATACAGGATCTGTCGCCCACCCTGAGTTATGCTCACGCCCGTGCCCGCAGCCGTTTTAACCGTGAGTGTGTAAGCACCGCTCGTGTTGTTATCGACCCAGTACTGCTGCACGGTAGTGGGCACGACGATCTGCATATTCGCCAACAGCGTACCGCTAAACTGATAAGCAATGCGGTTCAGTTCCACACCGGAAAGCACATAAGGGCTCGTCTCACCAGTCAGATCGATGGAGATGTAATCGAAGGTGAACTCAGCGGGCTGCCCAAGCCCAAGGGTGTAGAATTCTGTACCGTCGCAAACGAAAAACGCGCTGGCACCCGGGTTCATAATCAGCGACGCGCCATTGTCGATGGTTTCGCCACCGGGCCCCTGAATGGTGATGGCGCCAGTGCCTCCGTTACGAATCTGGCAGAACCAATCATTGCCAACTGTGGAAGCTGCAGGCAGCGTCAGCGTGCCAGCGCCGCCTGTCCACAGGAACATCTTGGAACGGTCGGAATTGCCAATACTGAAATTGGAACTTAACCCATCAACCACAATGGATTGATTCAACGTCGCGCCGATTGCCTTGATGCCCAAGCCGGCAAGAGAGGCGGCGTTGATAGCGGATGAGCCAACGCCATAGGCCAGTGCGCGCCACGAACCGTTCACCGTGGTGTTGCTTGTCAGATACAGCTGCCAGCTTTGTCCAGCCGCAATCGACGCAAGCGTGTTGCCGCTATTGTCGGCAACGATGAACGTGAAAGCCCCCGGGTTAAAGAACAGGGCCGTCTCGCCAACCGAAGCCTGAGAGGCGTCGGGCATGCGGATCGTAAAGCCACCCGCTGAAGGGGTGACGTCCATGATGGACGAGACGACGTTGGTGTTGGAGGCAAGCTCAGTCGGCCACGTCAGGGTGACGTTTGCGGTGAGAGCAACAGCGCGATAGCTGGGGTTGGCCGAATAGATATTCGTGCCGCCAAAGGTCGATGTGAAACTCGGCACGCCTTAGTCCTCCCTGCGGACGATGCCGCGATCAACAATCTGACGAATGTCTTCGCCATTGAGCGCGGCGATGGACCGGTCGTAGAAGCCCTGCCAGATCGGGATGATCTCTTCGTTCTTCAGGAACGGCGCGGCCTCCAGCAGCGACGCGTAGAGCAGCGCGTTCGGCGCATATTCCGTGAACCAGTTTGTCTGGAGATCTTCGCCGAGCAGGGGCGGAAGCTCGTAGTAGATGATTTCATATGGGAACGCGGCGTTCGGCGTGGGCGCAAAGAACCAGTGCGAATAATCATAGTCCGCGTAAAAGCGCGGCGTCCCGGTCAGGGTCTGGTTTGGCCAGTACTGACGCATATACTCATACGCGCGCGGGAAGATTTCCTGCGTCGTGTTGTAGCCGGTGCCCGTGCCGACTCGGATGCTGACGGTTTCACGCCAGCGATCCGGCTTGGGGTAGGTTGGTGTTCCCACCGTCATGGTCGACGATGCCACGGTGACGGTGCCCTGAATCTTCAGTTCGCGGGCAAGGCGGCGCTCAGCAAGACCGATCAGGCTGGGCAACTGAAGGTAGACAGACGGGTCAGTCGCGAACGTAGCCCCGCGCTCCAGATAGTTCCGGAGGTCGTTCAGCAGACTGGTATAGGTCATTGCCGTGGCCATAGCGGGACCCTACATCAATTCAACAGCAGCCGCAATTAAGCCTGCAACAGCCGCAAACGCAATCACAGCTTTGCTTTTCACGTTCGTCAGTTTGTCCATCAGCGAACGCTGGGGAGGGTGCGGGTCGCCGATGACGCCATCGGTGATCTTTTTAGCGATGATGGCCTTGATGATGTTCATGGAAATCTCCTTAGAACCAAACGTCATTTTACCGCTACCGCGTCTTTCCATGCCTCAATGGTCAGCCGGTGTTTCTCCGCGCAGTCGTTCCTGCGTTCGATCAGGTCTTTTTCCCACAGCAGCCGGGCTGGGTCGAGAAATGGCTTGGGCGGATTGTTTAACAGGGAACACGGGCTCGCCAGATTGGCCGGCGGCGGCCTCAGTGTTTGGATTACCGATGACTTCGAGGAGCACCCGGACAGCGTCGTCAGGAGGAGCGCAGCTGGCAGCAGCGGCAGGCACCGTGTGGTAAATCTCACGAATGGTGTTGATCCGCTCGACAGAGCGCACATCGGCAGCGGCGCGTGTTTCTTCATATTCTGCAGCCTTTGTATCGAGGATGACATCCGCTTTGGCGCGTTGCTTTCCCGCCTTTTCCAGAGCCTTTGCATACGCCGCGTTGCACTGCCAATCGCGGACTTTGTATCCTGCGACCGCGCCGACAAGGAGGGCGCCTGCCGCCGCATAAAGCATGATCGGGTTAGGGATCATTTAGCTTTGCTTTCGATGACCCCGACGCGCACCTTCAGGTCGTTGATCTCGCCCGTCAGATGCTCACGCAATTCCGATCTGCCTCGCGCCGAAAGCGGGCTGTCCGTGGGTACGCCGTCCGGCGTGATCAGGACGGGCATTGCCGCCTCGATCTTGGTCAGCCGGGTCTCAAACGTGTTCACCTGCCCGAGCAGCCACGCAATGCAGGCGATCAGGATGGGCACAGCGCCCTTCAGAACATCTCCCCAGTTGACGTTCATGCCACCCACCCGGCAAATTTCTTCGTCTTCAGCTTGCGGTCGTCGAGGCCGTGCGTGCCGCCATTGATGCGCTTCGTCAGCGCGAGAATGGCGGCGTCGTTGATGCCCTGATCACAGATCGACCACAGCTTATTCCTGTCGAAGAACCACAGCGCAGACTCAAAACAGAGCTCATTCGCAACCAGATCGGGGTTCGTCATCACGTCCGGGCGGTCGATGTAGTCCGCGAACGCCTGATAGTTCGCCTTGCCCGTCAGCTGCAACGCGCCGCGACCGCGATACTTCCAGCCGTCGCCAGACGCCTCGACACTGTTGCCCATGCGGCTGGCATAGACGCGGTTGGCGATCTTCTGGGGCTGGCGCGCATATGCCTTGGCCATGTCATCCGTAGGGAAATACTTGCCGAAGATGCCGCGCAGGCCGGGAGCGCCGTAGTTCAGGTTCTCGCTGAAGGCCGTGAAGTTTCCTGACTCGTGCGCCGTCTGAGCGAAAAAGTGCGCAGCGCGGCTCTTGTTCAGCTTGTAGTAGGCCGCAGCAGCCTTGAGCGTGCCCGGACCGAACGCGCCGTCAGCGGTAACGCCGATCTTTTTCTGGAGATCCACGAGGCTCATTTGTTCTTATTCCATAGCTCGAACAGCGCCTTGATCTTCTCCTCAACCACGGCAAGACGCACGTCCATCTTGGCGAGGATGATGGTCAAAGAGATGAACGCCAGAACAATCGGCCAAAGCTGACCGATCAGTTCAACGGTGGAGAGTTCGCCAGTCATTACTGCCCCGCGCGGCGCCAATCAGGGAAGTCGCTCTCATCGACAACGCCGTCGCCGTTGGCGTCATAGCGCAGGTCGTTGCGATACTTCTCCCACGGAGCCATGTCATCATCGTCGGCCTCAGCGACGGGCGCCGGTTCAGGCTCGACCGGGGTGGGATCGGCAGGCTTTGCGTCACGCGCGTTGGCGTTGAGGCTTAGACCACCCAGTAGGCCGACGAACGCGCCGATAACCATGTTGAAGGCTGGGCCTACAACCTCGAAGACCTTGTCGCTGTCCACAACTTCGTTGGGCATGAACAGGGCGAGAACCAGAGCCGCCACGACGACGAGAACGACGCAGGCCAGCGTCAGAACTGCCGTGCGAATCGTGAACTCAACCGTGTCCTCGATGCCGTCTCGGTTACTTTCAAAGCGATCCCAGAAGCTCACAGGGCTCCC